TTATATGGAGACTTGGTAAACCGGGACAATTTAAATCTACCTGACAGACTAGGTGAGGTGGTGAAGCCTTTTTGCCGTCAAAATCGACTCACGAAAGATCAACTCCAGAAAATACTCAGCACGACAGATATAATGGATAAGGATCTAGCTACTGAGATGGGCATATCAAAAGGTGCTATTAGCAGAATCAGGACAGGGCATACACCTAAGTATCTATTGAGAGAGACACCAATACCAGCAATTTAGATTGTGCGATTCCCTTTGGATGAGAGAGGAAATAACTATGCTACCAAACCCCAAACCCCTAAGCGAACGACTCGATAATTTGAACGACAGCGGAGAGGTAGGACGCGCTGTCGAGGGCTGGGCCGATGAAGCCAGGGACCTCGAAAAGGCATCCTATCTCTACCGCAAGTACATCATGGACCTTGTGCATCACGTGATTGTTCACGGCCTAGAGGAGTAGTTATGCTCCTGATTTTGATGGCCCTATTTACCATACTCACCGGTGAATTAATCTGGATGATCCGCATCAGTAATAGGATTAGCCGAAAACTGACAAGGCTAAACAAGGCCCTGAGTGAGCGTGAGTGATGAGTGACGAACTCCCGGAAGACATCCTAGCACTCCTGGCCCAGATCGACCAGGAGCTAGCCGAGAATGACGATTTACCGAATGTGAGTGAAGATGGAAGTGTTTAAACTAGAGGATGTTACAGCTATTGAAGCTCAAGTATTGGCTGAGTTGGGCTATAGTAGACAACCCACTGATCCATACTTTTTAGAGGCGGTTGCCCAGGTGCTTTACAAAGCCTGGGCTTCTGATCATTCAGACAATCGCATTGTGGTGTATGCCTTCCCCATGGTAAAAAGCCTCATAGTTAAGCACCGGAAGATTTTCAGGGGCACTATTTACTCACTTGAGCAGGGCAGAGGTAGTTCGAGCATTCCGCAAAATGTCTATGAGATATTCTGCCTGATCATCATCTCACTAGTGGAAAAGGTGTTACCAAAGTATTCAGCAGACAAGGGTAAACTCTACAGTTACTTGACTTACAAGGTCGAAAAGCGTATCTTAGATTTCTACGTGCCCATCAAAAAACAAGGCGAGAAGCTGAAATTAGGTAAGTGCCATCCCAGCAAAGTGATCCTTGAGGGTGTATTGCGGGACAGAATGATATACGACAGTTTTACGGCTGAATTAGCCGGTGGCAGCTTCGACAATTCGCAAGTCAATCAATATCATGATTTTAGGTCATTTCTACAGAGCCTATCGAGGAACCAAGGCACAACATCTAGACGCATTTTACAGAGCCTCTATTCCGTCATAGATATCGATGGGCCTCACGCTGGAGCTTGCGATAATCAGGCACATATCGTGCAGCTAGTCGCACAGCAAACCAAGCTACCGGCAGTGCTGGTGAAGCTCTACCTGGACAGTGTGCTAGGGAGATATAGACATTCGGTGATTGACTAGGAATTACTTTGAATAGAAGGTCAGATATGTCATTTGTGCTAGAGGTAAATACTAAGCAAATCCTGGACGAACTCGCATTTTTCAGCGAGACAAAGCAAGGGCCGTTTATCCTCAGTAGGACGCTGAATCAGCTGGCCAAGCGAGTGCAGTCTAATTTACGAGCGGATATTGCTGGATCGCTAAGACTTAGACGAACGCAGTGGGTCAATCAGCAGGTCAAAATAGACACGGGCATGTGGTCAACCAAGCAGCGTCTACACGTGACTATTCATCTGACCGACCCCGCTAGATTCATCTCTGATTTTGAGGATGGCGGAGAACACGTACCATTTGCTGGGCACACGTGGCTTACCATTCCGAATAAGCGGGTTTTTGGAGACAATAAAATATTCCAAAAAGACGATGAACTCAAGCCAGCTAACCTACATTTCAAAGAACATCTTGGCCATACGCTAGGCGATAAACGCACATTCATTGTGAATGGAAATGGTAAAAACCCATTGATCTTACAAAGAGTAGCCGCGAAGGTGGGCAGCAAGCGAGGTAGGCAAAAGGGTGTCAGTTCCTACTCTTCTACGAGCAGCAGTACTGGCCTACGTCTACTGTTTACCCTGATTAAACATGCCCAGCGCCCGGCTAAGATCCACTGGTACGATACCGCCAATAAAACGGTTGAGTATGAGAGTGAGGGTATCTGGTCGTCTGTTATAAGTGATGCATTGAAAGACGTGAAGTGATGCAATGGTAAATATGAGCAAAATTAGTCCACGTGGCCAAGAATCAATGACAGTGCGGGTCTCCCATACGCGGAAGCAGTGCTCAGCCTCCCCCCAGAGTTTTCATGGGTCCTTCTAATGAATTGCAAATAAAGGGTACCGCGAAGGGCATTTTCTTTGGCTGTGCATAACCTCAAAACCGTTTAGGTCCCAACCCAATTACTCTGCTCACTATACTTACTACACTTTACATACTGCATTTAATTACAGAGGCTACAGATGGACCAGATAGAGGCCGCAAAGCTCCTAGGAATCGACGCTCGAACCCTCCGTCGCTACACCAAGATGGACCCCCCACTGCCAAGCACCAAGGCCAATGTACGGAACGCTGACTACTCCGGCCCAGACATCGTAGAGTGGTTTGTGCGCTACCAACTCCAACAGTTTAAGGACACTCTGAGCCTGTCTCCTGAGGATAAGCGACTAGCAGATGCTAGAGAAGCACTAGCAAGAGCAGAGCTACGGGAGATTGAGTTAGCTACTACCAAGGGCGAACTGCTCAAGGTAAAGGACGTAGAGACGGAGTGGTCGTCACTAATCCTGATGTTCCGGCAGACACTGCTGAATCTGCCTCATATCCTAGCTACTACTATTGATGATGGCCTATCGTATCAGCAACGCAAAGATAAGGTGCAACGCGAGATTGATACCATACTAAAGACACTAGCCGAGGGCAAATAGCATGTACAGTGCCCCGCGCCTAATGTCCAAGTGTCGGAAGCTTTTTCAGCCACCTGAGAGGATGTCTATATCTACCTGGGCTGAGCGGAATATCACCATATCCTCTGGTAACAATAGGGGCATGCACTATGATACCTCATTTATGCCATACCAGAACGAGATTATGGACTGTGTGCATGATCCTGAAATCACCGACATAACTATGTGCTGTGCCAGTCGCGTGGGCAAAACCTTTATCGTGCAAAACATCATGGCCTATTTTATGGTTCACCAGCCGGAGGCTATCCTGTATGTTCGGCCCACCGATAGCGATATCAATAAATTCTCCAAGGAGGAGCTTGAATCACTCATACAGAATACGCCAGGTCTCAAGGATGTAATTGATGCAAATTCATCCACTTATGACTACAAGAAATATCCAGGTGGATCACTACGATTAACCGGTAGTAATTCCGCTGGAAATCTGGCCGGTTTCGGAGCCAAGATATGCTGCCTGGATGAGATAAACAAATTCTCGGCTGTCCCTGGGTTCGGTAACCCTCTGGATCTAGCTAGGGAAAGAACCTCCGAGTATGCCCTATATGGGCGAAAAGTCATCGCCATCTCAACCCCCACCATTCAGGATGCGGAAAATACCGTTGAATGGCTTTACGAAAAGAAGTCTGACCGGCGCATCTACCTGTGCCCGTGCCCCCACTGCGGGCATGAGCAGCAGTTGCTTTTCAAACAGGTCAAGTTTCAGCACTGCCTGGAAGCCCTGGACTCCATCTACTACGAGTGTGAAAAGTGCCACGGACACTGGACCGATTCTCAGCGCCTAGCCGCAATGCGGGCAGGGCATTGGCATATCACCCGGCCAGAGATTAGAGGTCATGCAGGGTTCCAGATCAGCAGGCTCTATAGCCCACTAGCGACAATGGAGTCAATAGTCCGGGATTTTTTAAATAAGAAGGATAACTACCTGAGTCTAAAGCAGTTCGTCAATGAGGCCCTAGGCGAATCCTGGGATACGTCCAGGGAGATCAAGGCCAGCGGCATGGAACTCTACCAGCGCAGGGAGCACTACCTAGCCGAGGTCCCCCGGGGCGTGGGAATTCTCACTATGGCTGTAGATGTTCAGGGAAACAGTGAGACTGAAAACCGGTGGCTAGAATATGAGGTCAAGGGATGGGGCCGGAATAACGAGTCATGGACTATTGAGCATGGGGAGATCCTGGGCTCACCCACTGAAAACCTTGTCTGGGATGAATTGTCCAGGGTCCGGAACAAGCTCTACACCACCTGGGCCGGTACCACACTCCCCATTATCGTCTGCGGCATTGACTGTCAGGGCGGTTTCACAACCGAGGTCAAGCAATTTCTAAAGGGTAAGCGACCGTATTACATAGGCTTAGAAGGGAAAAAGAACAAGCCGGGGGCACCACTAGTCACCCGGAGAAAAAATAAGAATATGACCGGTTGGGAAGTTGGCACGGATTGTGCTAAGGATTCCATCCTCTCGTTTTTATCTGTCCAGGCCCCCGGGGCCAACTATTGCCACTTCCCGGACACCGTAAGTGAGAAGTATTTCTTGTCGTTGCTTGCCGAAAAGAAGATAACCAAGTTCATTGGTGGGGTTAAGACCGAAAAATACGTCAACTCCAGCGGGGCTAGGAATGAAGTGCTAGATCTATTCGTCTATAACTGGTTCCTTTACAATTGGCTCCAGCGCTACAAATCCAATCTGTTAGAAGACTCGCTGCTGGCCCTAGAAGCCATTGGAGGTGCTGAGCAGCCTACGGCAAGTGCTACAGTGTCTCCTGAGGCACCTCAGGTAGCCGCACAGCCCGTGCTAGTCCCCAGATTGCCCGTTCCAGCCGCCCCAGCACCGGCTGAGGATGAATATATCCGCAAAACCGCCGGGTTTTTTAACTCAGGAAATCGTAAATCCAGCTACTTCTAGAATTACTTTATCTAGATGGGTGGCTGGATGAATATTAAAGAGCTATTTAGGATTGACGTTTTGTACCAGTCTGACGACTGGGCATTCAACGTTAGGCTATTTGACTTCGATAGCTCCGTAAATACTCTGACCTACGTATTTAAGATCGCTGGAACCGCTCCATTTAGCCTAGTTAGCACCCCCAATGGAGATGGCACCTTTGCTTTCAATGTTCCCGCCGCCACCACTACTACCTATCTCCCCGGTATGTATTACGTGTCGGCGGTGCTGTATGGACCTAACGGCCCCAACGGTGAGATGATCACGGCTACGCTAGGGCAAACAGAAATACTGATCAAAGCTAATCTATCGCTAGAGGGGACTAATGACCCCAGGAGCAATAATAAGATAGCTCTAGATCAGATCGAGGCAGCCCTATTAGCTAGCGCGGGATCTAACGTAGTCGAGTATTCCACTGGTGGCACCACGGTAAAGAAGGACCGGGAGTGGCTGCTTAAACAAAGAGCCTACTATCTCCACCGTGTCCAGATGGAAAATGGGAAGCCCGGTATTGGGATTAAAAAGTTCTACCTATAAGAGATACCTATGTCTGAGAGAATTCGTCATCCCAAGAGCAGGGGATCATCCATCGGGACATCTACAGCCATACAGGCTGAAAGCTCTATCGACGCCTCAGCAATAGCTGATAGGGCCTTTGATAGTTATCTATACTCAGGGAAGCGCTCATTCGAGGCGGGCCTGTATTCACGCGAAAACTCCACCTGGGCGACTATTGATCTTTCTCCGGCCCAGGAGCTATTTTTACAGATTGATCTGTTGCGGGTCAGGTCAAGAGACCTCTACCGAAATGGTGGAATTGTTAACTCATTTGTGACCCTAAACCAAAATAACGTCATTGGACCCAAGGGTTTTACGTTTAAGAGCACTGTGAAAACCAGTAAGAACAGCATCAACACCAAAATAGCTCGGCAGATTGAGGAAGCCTGGACTGATTTTACCAGACTAGGAAACTTTGACGTGAGCGGGAAATACGGAGTCAAGGACGCTCTAGACGTAATGGATCAGAGCTTGATTGTTGATGGTGAAATCATTATCCGGAAGCGATATGACCCAAAGTATAAATGGGGCTTTGCCATTCAGATGCTTCATGCCGAGCAACTATTAACAAAGCAGCAGTATCAAATTGACGATAAGCAAGGCAATCATTCATACATGCTAGGCATTGAAAATGATGAGGACAATAGACCTATATCCTATTGCCTGACAAATAAGGACCCCAGGGACGGATACGTTAAATATCTATTCGAGCCCGCTGAGCGGGTGATCCATGCATTCACTCCATACATGCTGGGCGCTAATCGAGGTGTCCCTGCATACGTAAGCGGCATGAATCATTTACGGATGCTCGAAGAGTATATAAAAGCTGAGATGATTGCCGCTAGGGTCGGTGCGAGTGCCTTTATAAAATATACCCAGAAGCAACCAGATGACCTCGAACTATCCCAGGAACAGATGCAGGCCAGTATCTTGCAGTCAGGGCCAAAGCGTAACGTGATAGAGCCCGGCACTGGGATGGTCTTACCTCCAGACTGTGATGCCGAATATATGAAAAGTGAGCATCCTACCACGGCATTTGATCCGTTTGTCCGGGCAGTTGAAAAATACATCTCAGCCGCCTTTGGCGTGTCAAGCAACTCCATCTTTGCCGATTTTGAACACACTAGCTTTTCGTCAATGCGGGCGGCGTTCATCATGGAGCGCAACTATTACCGCAAACAGCAGGTGTTATTCATTGAAAAGGTATTAACACCTATATTTGAGGCATGGCTTGACTGTGCCTGTGCCTCCGGGAAGCTGAATCTTCCTCCCGTGATGGGCAACTATGACTACTATAAATCCCACGTATTTACCGGTGTTCCATTTACCTTTGTCGATCCGTATAAAGAGGCCCAGGCACAGCAGTTGTGCATCGCAAATAGGACGATGTCACGAACCAGAATCTGTGAAGACCAGGGCTTCACATACGGCGATATGTGTGAGGATTTTGTAAACGAACAGGCAACTGAAAATGAAAAGGGTCTGACCTTCGCCATCCTGCCAAAGAATACAGAGCTAGTACTGGCCCCGGCAGACATCGTGGGAGAGGTGCTGAGTCAACCTCCCCTTGCGGGTGGACAGCAGGTCCCCGGTAAGGCTCTGAAGGCAAAAAAGAGCAAGGCTATACCTGATCCCGATACTAGTGAGGATGAGCAATCGGACCTATAAAGAATTACTTTTTATGAAGGATATCTAAATGAAGATTAACCGTAAACAGATTAGGTCATTTACGATAGAAAACGTTGATCCTACGCAGGTAAATGCCTCTTCTATCTCTATGTCCCTATCCTCAGAGTATCCAGTTCAGCGGGCCTTTGGCCATGAGATATTGATGCACAGCATCGATAGTATCGACATGTCACGCTGCATGGAGCCCAGGGGTATGCCCCTCATGGTCTGCCATGATGACGAAATGCTGCCTGTGGGCAGGCTGCATAACGTGAGGTTAGACCCTGAGACTAAGAAACTCCGGGGGGATGCCTCTTTTTCGGGCCGGGATCTAGGGCAGAGTGTCAGGCAGGATGTCCTGGACGGGATCATCACCGATGTCTCAATCGGCTATACCATCTTGGATTACAAGGTAAATAGAAGCGGTAGTCAGGACACCCCCGATGATTTCGTCGTCACGCGATGGCAACCCGTAGAGTGCTCCCTGGTGGGCATCCCCGCTGATCCCAGCGTGGGCATGGGGCGGTCAGATGACGATACTATCGAGCTAGTCATCCCTGACCCCGAAACGGTGGAAGACCTGGTTCCTGAGGACAGCGTAACCCCTGAGATTACACCAGTTGCAGAAACAGTAACACCCGAGTCTCCAGAGACTGCCGACCCGGTGGTAACACCTGAGCCAGAGGCTGAGGCCGTGCCAGAGCCTCCCGCAGTCCCTGATGTAGCTGAGGCTGTAGAGCCTCCCGCAGAGGATCAGAGAAGCCTGTCCACTCAGTCGGACGCAGAAAATATTATTCAAGCAGAATTACTTTTATCGGATGCAACACTTGCACTTAGAACACTTGCACTAAATCTCAAGCTCAATACTCCATCGGAGATTGACGAAATTTTAAGACGCTCTACCAACATTGATGAGGCTCGTAAAGAGCTTTTAAACACCAAAACCCGAAGTATTACCATCATCGAAAAGGACACTAGAAAAATGCCTATCAATAAAGATACTTTTACTCGCAGTTTCGCCAGCGCCATCAAGGGCAAGTACGGTGAGATGGATGCCTCAGCCTCCGGCCTGATCGTCCCTTCCCAGCGTGGTTTTAGCGCCGATGTCTTCCAAACCCGCGCTGATACCTGGAGTGGTGATACTGTCGCCTCCAATATGACCTCCACTGGCTACGGTGATGGCTCCATCTATCCCGAAAACATTGGATTCCTCGACCTTCTCCGCGCTAGGACCGTGTGCTTCAAAGCTGGTGCGAAGACCCGCGCAGGTGCTGGCTCTATGTCCTACTGGCGTCAGACTGTCCCCACCTCCGTCCAGACCAAGCCCGAGGATTCTGGAGTGCCAGCGAATAGTTATATCGATGGCGTACGTGTCCCTTACGTGCCCCATGCCCTGACCTGCACTGTCATCATCACCGATGAAATCGAGATGATGTCCGCCTTCGATCTCCAGGAAAAGGTTCGCCAGTCCATGGTTCTGGATTACTCCCTAAAGCTTGACAACATTATGCTTAATGGCGTAACCGCTCCATATACCATCAATGGCCTGCTATCTACTGCTAGTGGTATCCAGAGCGGGAATCTCGGAACTGCTGCCGCTCCGACCTTTGCCACCGTGAACAACCTGAAAGCTCTGGTGGATGCCTATGCAGTTGACCTTGACACGTGCTCTTACGTGACGAATCCGTCACTAATGGCAATTCTGGAGACCACCGCCAAATTTACCGGCGGCACAGGGTTCCCCATTGCAGACAAAAACGCAATCAACGGGTACAAGGCTCTGACTAGCTCAAACGTCCCTGGGGGCACCAATAACACCCTGATCTTTGGTGACTTCAGCAACCTAGAGGTTGCTCTGATGGGTCCAACTCAGTTTGTCGTGGATACTCTGACCCGCTTTGATGAAGGCATTACCTCCATTAAGTGCAAGCAGTACATTGACGTTGCGGTTCTACAGCCCAACGCTTTCGCGGCATGCAATAACTTCCTGCTGTAAACGGTCTAGATAGCCAACTGCCACCATCGCTAAACAGGGTGGTGGCAGTTTTTCCAGAGGCAGCAGAGTGGCACTGAGAGATATAAAGATAGCTGATCTAGCGTTCATCCTGTCAGAGATAGGCTCACCTGTTACGTACAATGGGGTTAGCTCCTTTGGCATCGTGAATAATGATCCCACAGATGTCCTACAGATCGGCAGTAAAGCCTTCTCAGTCCATGACACCGAACTAACTATGGTGGTCCTGACTGGCTCACTCGGGACGCTCATTAATAACTCAAACATCGTAGTCAACGGAATTACCTATACGCTGCACAAGCCCACTGTTTTGTCTGATGGCCTCGAAACAAAAGTCTGGCTAACAAAGGTCAACTAGATGTCATTTTCCAATGCACTACCCATCCTAGAACAGATCCAGAGTGACATAACGGCACCCATTACAGCACTTATGCCAACGGTAAAGATCAGCCTGGATGAGGCTGTGGATTTTGTTTATGAGGATTTACCTTGCATTGCCATCTACCCGACCAAGGAAACCTTTGATCTTTCAGAGTCGGCTGGTAGTCAGTCATATAAGCATCTATTCATCAGTATCGAGCTACGTATGCAGGGTGCCTCTGCCACTACAATTGCAACGCCGGTAGTCAACGCAATATCTGCGGCTATCCAGGCTGATCAATTTCTAGGTGGACAAGCGGTATATGTTGAATTGCAAGACATCGCTTGGGCATCCGAGCGAACCAATTCTGGCACACTCTGCGGGGCTAGGCTAGATATCCAAGTCGATTACTACACTACCTAACTAGGGAGATACTATGAAGATCGTTGAAGAAATCGAAAAGTTCCTGGGCCTATATGCCAAAGCCGAGGAAGTGGCGAAGGCTGATATCGAAGGGGCTGAGTCCAGAGTGGAAACGGAAGTCAAGTCTGATGTTGCCGCTGTCGAGGCCGATGCCGCCAAGGTTGAAAAAGAGGTTTAGTTAGAATTACCTTATTAGAAGATAGGTAAACACATGGCCCTAGTTATTTCCACAAAAACCTCGCATCTCATCAATGGGTTCTCACTCCCCTACGGTGAGGCTGTGGAGGTGTCTGACACCGATGTCTCCAGCTATCTAGCTTTGGATGGTGTGATTGAAGCCCCATCAGAGCCTAAAGCAGTGGAATCTAAAGAAGATCTAATTACTGAAATACACGAACTTGAAAATAAAGTAAGCAACCTATAAGGGATATAAATTATGGCCATTCTCGGAAATATGAATCAGGCTTTTCAGTACGTCGGACCTGCTCAGATTTATCTCGCTCAGTATCCAACCGGTAACTGCTACGGGGGCACCTGCACCCTTACCGCTGGTTCCCCGGGTGTTATGACCCTGGTAACCCCTCCGACCACTGGTGGGCTCACCCTGGGATCCACCCTCAATGCTACGGGTGTCACCGGAGTAGTGACCATCTCAGCCCTGGCTTCCGGCGTCCTAGGTCAGGCAGGCTCAACCTACACGCTCACAGGTGGATCGACCATAGTCGAGGGCACCGCCGAGACCTTCTCCACCTCCGGTAACCCCGGCTACTGGGGGGCCTCCGATGCTGCCCGTGTCACGGCCCTAAAGTCTCTCTTTTATGCTGATGCTACTACTGATGCCGACCGTGTTCTAATTCCAAATGCCTGGGCTGCTCTTGAAGCTGGCACTGGTGTTTCTATTGACATCAAGAGTTCACCTATTGAATATGACGACAACCTGCTAGGCAAGGTTACACGTGCTTATGGTGTGCTTTCTGGAACAATCGAAGCTAAGTTTAGGGATATCGATGCAAACCATATGATTGATTTGTGGTCCTGCAACTCTGTTTCTGACACCTTCACTACTGCCGCTGGTGCTTCTATTGCTGGGCGTAAAACTGTCATGGTAGGCAGGCAGTCTCAGCCACTCGTGGTGGCCATGCTGGTTAGGGTTCCGTCACAGACCCTCTCCCCGGTCCTCAATCCGAGCATCCAGGAATTCCAAAACATCTACTTCCCCTATGTAACCCTTAATCCAGAAATGAAGCTTGACATCGTGCGTAATAAGGTAGCGACAGCCTCAATCAAAGCAATGCCGGTCCCCGATGCTTCTCTCCAGGGTTCAGCCGCACTACCTCCCCTCTATCTCTCAGATCAGGTCACTGGTGGAGCGCTGTCATAACAGCACCAAAGGTTTACAGAAAAAGGCCCAGGCTAACCCCCGGGGCCTTTTTCGTGCAAAAAATACACCCTCTAGGACACGTCTATTTAATATGGTGGTGCTACGGCCTACCTGGACACGTCCTAGGGCCTCTGGCAGAGGGTCAAATAGGTGGTGAATTACTTTAGATAAGGAGATATTCCACATGGCAGCAAAGAACAAGCCATTTACCCTGCGCAAGTTTGAGAAGGCTTTGCCCATCATGAAGTCTGTTGAAAAGCAGGATGCCGGTGCATACAGCAAGCTACTGGCCATCATCCTAGCTGATGATCTAACGATCAAGCTGTCAGACACTAACCCAGATGCCCTACAGCCCTTCCTGGATGCCGCCTACGAACTAGACCCCATGGAGGGAGCGGAGCGCATGGGTTTTTTTATCGCGGCTGCACAGAGCTATTCGATGCTCATGAGTGGCTTGCCGAAAGAGGTGGTTCAGAAGATGGACCGGGAGAAGCTGACCAGGGTTACGCGATTGCTCGAAAAATCTCCAGAGCAGCCGGTGGAATAGATCAGGCCCTAGCTCTGTCTGCTGATGAGGCCCTGTGGATCTTAGAGGACGTTTTAAAAGGGACTGAATTGGTCAACTGGAAAATGGAGAGGATGGAATATTTCAGCTCACTTCCACTATTCCGAGGCTGTGAAAAGCTACCAGAACCCCCCGAACCCCCGGATTTTCTAAAGATAAACGAGTTTTAAATGGCTAATGAGAAACAGCTAGAAATCACCCTCACAGCCGATATGTCGGCCCTGCAAGATGCCTTGCAGAAGGCAGGCTATGACATCACGGGGTTCGCAAAAAACAGTAGAGACGCCATCGATACTATTGGCCCATCTTTAATGAAAGCGGCCCTGGGGTTTGGAACCATGGCCGGTGCCGCTAACAAAGCTGCTGGTATGATTATAGATGGTCTAAAGGCAGTAGTCAATTTTATCCCAAACTCCATCAAGGCAACTGATGACCTAGCCACCACATATAAAGGTCTGGCTATTACCGCTGGGATGTCTGTCCATGATTTTAACGCGTGGAATGCAACCGTAGAATTGAGCGGAGGAAAGGCAGAAGACCTAACCTCCATAGTCCAGGGTATGGAGCGAGGTATCAAGACACACTCAGATGCACTTGTGGCCAATGGGATTGCCGCTGACAAGGCCGCGTTAAGCCAGATGACTATGGGTGAGTATATTTCGGCGGTAGTGACGAGAATGGATTCTCTGTCTTCTGCTACCGAAAAAGATCAGTTGATGATGTTGGCCTTTGGTAAGAGTGGCATGGCTTTTGCATCTATGCTGGAGGATATAAATAAAAATCAGGCAGAAGGCCAGGAACTGGCAAAAAAGGGCAGTGTTATAGATGCCCAGACCATTAAAGATAGAGATGAGATTACAGCAGCCCAGGGACGCTATAATTTGGCCATGGCGAAAACCCAGGCAGAAGTCGCACACTGGGCCACACAGTCAGACATTGCCCTGCTCAATGCAAAAGCAGCAATGGTTACCTTTGGCGAGGCCAGCAAGACAGCCTTTGACTTAGCGAATCAGGGTTTAATCTCTGATGGTGTGGAAATAAACAGATGGGGCCAGCATGTAATTGTAGATATGGATAAAGCTACGGCAGCAGCCATTAGGTATAACAAAGAATTAGATAGGATGTTTGACCGGGAGCAGCAGAAGCAAAATACAGCTTCGGCAGCGGTAGAGGCCGCTAAACCAAAGACCCACGTGGTTACGCCGGAAGACCTAACTGCGCAAAAGGAAGCGGCAAAGCAGAGAGAGAATGAATTAGATGCCATAAAGAAGGCAAATAGAGCTGCCTATAACGCTCTAATTACAGACGGCAATGAGCTTACAAAGAAAGAGTTAGACCTCAAAACCGCTACTACTCGTGAGGGAAAGTTGGACCTTGAAAATAGACAGGCCCTATACTCACTATCAGAATCTCTAACCAAGGTAAAGGATACGGTTGGAAAATCCAATGATGCCGATGTCCTGGCTCAGGGTCAGAGGGACCGAGCAAAGGCAATCGAGCTTTATAATGCCCAGATAGCAGCTAATCAAGAAAAGTATGACGCTGATACCCTGAAAGAGCAGACCAGACTGAATAGCGAGATACTATCTGGTCAGCTGGAGCATGATAGAGCGCTAAATGGCATCGAGACTGAATCCATAAACGCTAAACATGACATGGGATTGATCAGTGACGCTCAGCAGATTTCAGCCCTGCGCAAGCTAAACAATGAAATGTTTGAGCTTGAGTTAAGCGCTCTGGATGACAAACTCATAATATATAAAGATGATGCAGTCGAAGAGCAGAAAGTAGCTAATCAGATACTAGCCCTGTGGGATAAGCATGACCGGGATAAAATAGCCCTAGAGATCAAGACACAATCCGAATTAAAGAAGACTGTGGATTCTTGGGCTAAACAGTCTGAATCCAGCCTCGCCAGCAACCTAACGGCTGTGATTGTGCAGCATAAGAAGGCTGGAGATGCAATCAAATCAGTATTTACGGATATGGCCTCATCTGTCATCAACGACCTGATCAAGATGGGCATCCACCAGATGCTCTACGCCACTATGGCCACTGCCGCCCAGAAGACAGTCACCGCAGGGGCCGCTACCAATCTAGCCGAACAGAAGGGCATCGACACTGCCTCTGGCACCTCATCCGATGTCTCCATGGCGTCCAAGCTGTACAATTTCTTCTCCGGTATGGGACCCTGGGGAATTGCGCTCGCTGCTGTGACGATTGCAGGTGTGCTTATGGCCATTGGCTCCATTTCAGGCCGCGAGAAGGGCGGCAATATCGATGCCGGAACTCCGTATATGGTCGGAGAAAAAGGCCCAGAGCTAATCATCCCCGGACACCATGGGACGGTGATCCCTAACGGCCTAACTAATCAAATAGGCTCTATGTATGGAGCTATTTCTGCCTCAAACAGTCGAGCGAATACCTACTCTGCATCTAGGCAGGCTGGACTGAATCAAGGTGGCGGGTCACAAGCCCCGGTGGTGAATGTGAATATAGCTGGTCACGTCATCGGGTCAAGTGCTGAAAGTATGCGGGTTATGGGAAAACTAGTGAACGACAGCGTGAAAGCGTATGGTCAGGCGAACGGATAAACTATGACAAACCAAATATCACTAGGTCCAATCAGAATAGCTACGATGTCTAATCAGCTATGCAACAATCTACTACTGTCCAGCAACGCATTTTCTGGTTCTTATTGGGTCGTTACCGGTCAAACGCTGGCCTCGAATGGCGTAATAGCTCCGGATGGGACCACAACCGCTATTACTTCCACCTTGACTTCCGCACAGGCATATATCTACCAGACCCTCACCTTGGCTATTGGGACATACACCTATTCAATGTGGATTCAGGCTGTGGGTTCATCTGTAGGAAAACAGGCAATCCTTTGGGGCTGGAATGGAACAGCCGTGACTTCCCCTACTTGGGCAGGTGAGACAAATAACATTACATTAACTCTGGGCTGGCAAAGGCTAATTACCACCTTTACGGTTACCACGGCTGGAACTATCAATTTACGGTTAGATGCCCCTGTTCAGACTAGCATTCCAGCACCGGCTATCGGAGATACTGTAAATATCTGGGGTGCTCAGCTTGATACTGGCTCCCTGGCCACTACAAACATA